CACATATGAAAACGAAAAAGTAACCATTGAAACCAAAGACAATTATGAAACTAGAGAAGCACTTGAAAATAATAATGCTTTAACCCCTGATCCTTATCCTCATTGGACGATTAAAGAAATTAACGAACAATTTGACGCTTCGTTGCGTGCAGTAAGTTTGGGAGGACGATTAATTTCCGATGACGAAGTAAAAATGGGAGGATTATATGAAAAAGAGAAAGAATTAAAAGAAATCGATAATTTAATATTACTAGGGTGTGGCACATCGTATCATGCGGGTATGGTAGGTCTCCATTTTTTTAAAGAACTTGCCGAAATGAATAGTGTACAATTGTTTGATGGTGCTGAATTTTCTGTTCAAGATATTCCAAAAATTGGAAAAACTGCTTTAGTATTATTATCACAATCCGGCGAAACGAAAGATTTACATCGGTGTATCACTATTGCTCAAGAAAATGAACTATATATGATAGGCGTAGTCAATGTGGTGGATTCGCTAATTGCTCGTGAAGTACATTGTGGTTGTTATTTGAACGCTGGTCGCGAAGTAGCAGTTGCCAGCACAAAAGCGTTCACTTCTCAAATCGTTATTTTGTCAATGATGGCAATTTGGTTTGCGCAAGTAAAATCAAAACACTCTTTAAAGCGTACAAAAATGATTAAAGATTTGCGCAATTTACACATGGATATTAAACAAACCATTGAACAATGTGAACCTATTGTCCAATCAATGATTCCTTTGTTTGAAAACCGTTCCTCATGTTTTCTGTTGGGAAAAGGACAGGGAGAAAGTATTGCTCGCGAAGGAGCATTGAAAATAAAAGAAATATCTTATATTCATGCCGAAGGATATAGCACAAGTAGTTTAAAACATGGACCATTTGCTCTTTTAGATGAAGATTTCCCGGTTATATTGGTTGCTCCAGAAGATGAATTTTATAGTAAATCGATGAACGCTTATGAAGAAATTAAATCCCGTCATGCGAAAATCATTTTAATAACGGACAAGCAGGATGAGGAGAAAGAAAACGCGATTATTATTCCTTATAATAAGACATATCGATACATGTTGTCGATTATCCCTATTCAGTTGATGTCGTATGAACTTTCATTATCAAAAGGATTAAATCCTGATATGCCTCGTAATTTGGCAAAAGTGGTTACTGTGGAATAAATAAAATAAATTGATTTAATAAATAATGGATCCTTATTTATTAAAACCTGTCAATGATTTTTTAACACAATGTGTTTTATGTAAAAAAAGAGAAAAAACTGTGAAAAATTGTTGTATTTGCAAAGTGTCTTATTGCAAAAAATGTGAGTCTCATTTTCAAAAAATATACGGTTTTTATGAAAATAACTATTGTAAACCATGTTATCAACATATATTTTGAATATTTTCAATATTTTCAATATTTTGGTATAATTTAGGTATAATTTAGGTATTTTTATATGAATATTATATATTATAAGTAATATTATGTATAATTTTGGTAATAATAGTTTATTAAAAGGAAGAGTTGTGCCCCTTGGCATGAGGGAAGACTTCCTAAAAGCAGCAGTAGAAGCCGCAAAGAGAAAAGAATTAACAGAAGAAGCAGCCGCAGAAGAAGAAAAAGTAGCCGCAGAAGAATTAGCAGAAGAAGTAGCAGACGGAACCCAATCTGACGACCCTACTATAATTAAAAATAGAATACTTCTACGCTTACTTATTGGTAAAACAAGAGGAAAACGAATAATGTGGAAAGAAAGAAATAGTGATACGATAAAGAACTACAGAAACGATTTTAAGCAAATTAATCAACGTCATTTAATAAATGACATAAAAACAAACGTCACTTTAAGTGAAACGTATAATCGTAATATACAAGCTATAAACGAAAAAAAAAGTGCGAAAGACAAAATTACAATTCTTTATGGCATTTTTATTAAGGATATAACAGATTTATTATCAAAACCAATTATTAAAGACTTTTATCCTCATCATTGTAAGATTGCTGAAAACTCAGCTATTAGTAAATTGTACAACTTTCTACAGAAAGATAATAATGATGTTGTCATAATCGATAATGATGATGTTGTTAATAAACTTAATAATATTGATTTCGATAAAAAAAAATCCAAACTCTATCAAGATGTTGATGAGATATTAAAGTTTAATGTCACTTTAAATGAAAACGAAAAAACACTTGGTTCATATATATTCGAAGATAATTTGAATACCTTGGAAGATGAAATAACAACTTGTAATAATAAAAACCCTTTAAAAGTAATTATTATGTATGCTTGTACTATTATACGTTCCAACTACGGAACTTCGATTTCGGACTCACATTCTATAATGTCAGAGTTAAGTAATTTTGACGAATTTGTGAATGAAGAATTTCGTGATGAATTATTCGAGGAAGCAGATAATAAGACAGTATTGGATACGCGCCAATTTTTAGCAGTCGAACGATTTTCACATCCAACGGTAAAGGCATTAGATAGAGGCACCTTTTTATTTCATGGTGTAGGGACAGGAAAAACAATATCCTCTCTTGCTTTGGCACTTACTTATTTAGATGATACAACTGGAACAGAAACGAACCCATTAAAAATTTTAATTATTGGTCCAAGTGGATTATTTCTATCCGCATTTAAAGGGGACGCTGAAACTTTGAAAATTTATACATATAATTCGCAAAATAATATTATAAATCCCCTCCATGATATTAAAAAGGATATATTAATTGAAAGTTTTCAAGGACAAGTAAAAAAAAGTTCTGACGGTGACGATATTGGATATATTAATTTTATTGGATTAGATTATAAAAATTTAATAAAAAACAACGGATTTGATGGAATTGAAGATATAGTAGGAGTAGATGTTGTTATTATTGACGAAGCACATAAATTAATAACAGAATCATTTGGACCATTGGATTATTATAATGAAGAATATGTAAAAAAATCAGAGGAAACAAATTTTATAACAGAAGCAAAAAATTTAGATGAAAAAAAAAAGTATTCTTTTAAAAAACATGAAAACTATTATAAAAATATATTTGCAAACAGAAAATCTCCCAGGCATTTGAGTTATGAAAAAAATACTAATATATTAAGAAACCATGTGACTAAGAATAATGGCGGTTCATATAGAGTAATAACAAATTTACAAGATTCTAAACACTTAAAAGATCCTAACCTCTTACAACAAATAGATAATGATATAAAAAATTCTCCTTTTGTGTTACCTGTTACAAATCATTCAGATAAAATTAATATATTACGTGATCATCGTTTTTTTGAATTTTGCTGTATGGACTATGAAATAGTAGATACTGACAATAACATATCGACAAAACCGCCAAAAAAAATAATATTTCTAACTGGAACACCAATACAAGATAAAACATCAAATTTAATAGATATTATTTATTTTTTGAATAATCCATTATTAAACAAAAGTAATTTTGTAAGATATGATGATATGGTAAATTACTTTAATAATGGAGATCATTGTTTTATACCGTGGGACAATGGTGTTTATACCGCAGATAGGATTGATGGTAATTTAAATAGAGAATTAAAAGACTCATTTTTAGGTATTCCTTATAATGGAGATCTACGCCTCACTATGCAGAATTTTTTATATAGTATGAATGTAACTCGTTGGGTTCGAACAATAGGTCCTTATTTTCGTGTTCCTACATTGAATAGGTCTACAATTAAGGATGAGGGTATGGCAAAAATTGGGGCATCCACTGTAAAAACAATATATGACGAATTTCTAGATAAAGTAGTTACAAGACGAAATATAATGCATATAGCGCCTTCTATCGCTGTGTCTGTACTATTTGGGTTAAAGTATTATAGTTCAAAAAAGGGAGGATCTGGAGGATCTGAAACTATAAGTAAAACTAATACTAATACTAATGCGGATAAAAATGAAATAAAATATTTGACACTCAAAAATAAGCCATACACTGCGAAAGATTTATTTGAAATGGTAAATACATCTAAAACAGACGAACAAAAGAATGAATTATATCAAGATTTTGGCAATGAAGTTTTTTCTAAATTATCTATATCTGAAAAAATACAGGTAATTGAAGATTTTACAGATATTTTTATGGAAAATGTGATAAACGATATTTCATTTGATAAAAATAACAACGAAAATAACAACGAAAATAACAACGAAAATATAAAAAATTATTATAAAGGATGTTTAAATATGTTTTCGGTGTCGTTATATTTTATTTCTAACCCTCAAGAATTTACACTTGAAATTATTGAAAAATACAATAATGGGTATATTAACAAAATTCTCTCGCTTACAAATATACCAAAAAATGATTGGAACGATCATATTGACTATATAAATGGTAAATTAACTGCTCTTATTTTTTATTCCCTCTATGCCAATAATGAAGAGACAAAACTATATAATAACCGTGTTCGCATAACAGAAAAAGCAAAAGCAGCAGAAACAGCAGAAAAAATAGAAGCAGAAACAGCAAGAAATAAGGATTTATCAGAAAAAGCAAAAGCAGCAAGACTTGCTAAATATTCAAATGGTGGTGATCCTAGTGATAAGAAGAAACCAAATGTGTTTAGTGAAAATATTGACGTCATGAAGTACATTATGACTGTTGTTGTAGCAGCTGTTGTAGTTGCAGGTTACACATCAACACCAGAAATAGAAGAAATATTACATTCAGTTGTGAAGATCACGTTAAATACATTTCAATTGTGCGGAGAAAATTTGACCATACCAATGACATTTCTAACAAATACTGCGACCTATTTTGTTGAACATTATGCCACTCTCATAATACCCGAAGACCAAAGCATATTAGACATAAATTTAAAAACTATTCGGACACTGGGAGCAAATCTACCGAAAAAAATATTTGACGCAATGGGTAACCCAGGTCAGTGGATAACTGGTTTGATGTGCGCAATTGCAAACTTAATTATGATTCTTTACGATATTTATAATAGTGGGAATTCACATTTTAATCCATTGGTGAAGGCACCGATGGCACTAATGGAATATGTGACAGGGGAATTTATAGGTAATACTAATAATATAACTTCAATGGGTGAATCTTTAATAGCTCCTTTCAATATTAATATGTTAGATACATTATATGCAAGCATACTTAAAGCATTGAACATCGATACAGGTTGGAGTACAACTATTAAATATTCTAAATATGTATATAGTTTTACTACTGAAGCTTTAAATCTTACAGTATTTTCGAATAATATAATTAATCCATACAATGTAAAGATTGCTTTAATGCCATATGTTTCTATATATAATTACGATTATCAAAAATATGCCATTGATGATGATAAGTATATAGAATTCGATGCTGCTTCTGCGACAGCAAATACGGACGGAAATAAAAACAAGTTTCCAAGAAAATATATAGAAGAAATATTATGTGTACCTACAAAGGATCAAGGTGACAAAGTATTTAATAACCAAAATGTATCTGATTATGATAATGATAATATTTATTGTAATGCAGAATCATATGAAGATATTGAAACTAGAATAACAACCTTATCAGAAACAAATTTTGACAAAAACAAAAATGAATTAAATTCACGATTAAAAATCGAAAAAAAAGCATTATTTCAAGAAAAAAATGAAAGTAAACTTATAAATAAAGCTACTATCGAATCAATAAACTATGATGTTTACAACATTCCAAATAATTTTCAGTACAAATTATTAGATACGAATGATGACAATGTGCCAAAGGAGTTGGGAAAATTATTCGAAAGTGTAAAAAATAATATAGATGACTTGACTAATGAGAACAATAACGAAGATACAAAAAATAACAGATTTGAACATGTATATACATTGATGAAAATAAATCGTTGCGGTGCTGTATTTGTAAATAACCATTTGACAATTCAACCACATTATATAAGTAAGGAGATCAAGTCAGTCACAGCAGCAGGAGGAAAAAAAGAAGACCCAACAAACGAATTTAGATATTATTTACCTGTATTTTATCCAACTACAATAGAAATAATGTTTGCATTTTGTAATTTTTTGGAGAGTAAAACCGAAAATTACATATTGATGTCTTATACATTAGGTCCCAAAGAAATGAATTTACAACAGAATTTTGGCGCTTCTTTAACTTTTCCAATTTCAAACACAAAAACAGACAATCCCATTTGTATAATCATATCGCCAGAACATAAAGAAGGATTTAGTTTTACATATAGTCCGTGCTTATATTTACCAGGATTACCTAATTCTACAGGAGATCAAGAACAAATATATGGAAGAATATTGAGAAAATATAAAAAAACAAATAATACATGTCAAACTAAAAAAAATTCTGTATGTAAATATGATAAACAGATTTATCAATATTTTGCGGGTAATAAATCTGACATAGGCAATTTAGATCAATTTTCAACTATATATGGAACACATTCTAAACGTCATATTTATACTACACAAACCAACCTTGGCAAACGTTTGGAAAAAAAATTTAATGATAATAATGAAAATCCAAGTTTTGAATTAGACTCGTACAGTGATACGAAAGATGACAAAAATATTAGTTCTTTCACACAAAAATTTACCGAACATATAATACGCCCAACAAACGTGAGTATAGAAACAATTAAAAATAGCGGTATTTCTACGTTATTACCTACTAATTTGGTGAATACTTATAATAACTTGAAACCACACTTTGTGACTGTAGACGACAAAACCACCAACCACCCTTTTATATTTATAACCGATGAACCTAAATTACTAAAAATACATGGAGTTCGACAGATACAAGATAGGTTGTTTAATTTATTATCAGAAGTTGAGAATGATAGTTTTAATACAGAATTTAAAAAAATTACTCCTTTTGATTGTAACATAAATACTGTATATGGATTGGATAAATCTGGAATATTTTTCGGACATGTATATCCAGAAAACATATCGGGTATCAAGTATCGACCATGTAAGATAATGAATATAGACAACAACAAATTTTATATTGCTTGCCATGATCCCGTATCGAAGAATGGAGGGAATTTACGAAAATCAAGAAAACGAAGAAACGCAAAACATAAGAAAACGCAAAAGGCAAGAAAGAAACAAACAATTCAATTACGAAATAAATACAAACAACTGAAAAAAGGTCATAGAACGTTAAAGAGAAAACAATAATAATATAAAAGAAAACAATATGAAAAAATATGGTTAATAATAACAATATTTTTGTAAAAAACTAAATATTTTCAGACTATATATGGTAGGTATTTTCAAATCAGTACAAAACCAAATCAGGAATGCCGTCAAAATTGGCAAAATGAACCCCAATTTTGAAAAGCATATATTACAACCAAAAAACAAAATATTGTTTTCAGTTCCTGTAATTATGAATAATAAAGTAGAAATGTTTGAAGGATATCGCATTCAGCACAACAATTGGTTGGGTCCATATAAAGGTGGTCTTCGCTTTCATCCGGATGTAAATATGGACGAAGTAAGTGCTTTAGCTACATGGATGACCATGAAGTGTGCTCTACAAGACATTCCCTATGGTGGCGGAAAGGGTGGTCTAACCATTAAACCCCAAGATTATACTGAAAAAGAATTGGAATTGATTTCTCGTGCATTTTCCAAACAATTATGTGAATTTATTGGCGAAGATAAAGACATTCCTGCACCGGATGTAGGAACAACTTCCCAAATCATGGATTGGATGACTGATGAATATAACAATAACAATAAATTGAAACGTGAACAAGGAGTGTTTACTGGAAAATCGATTGATTGTGGAGGTTCAGAAGGACGCGAAGAAGCAACTGGACGCGGTGTTGCTATGACAGTGAAAGAATGGGCCAAACAAGAGAATATCGATTTAAAAGGAAAAACATTCACAGTCCAGGGGTTTGGTAATGTAGGAAGGTTTGCGGCATTAACATTGGAATCATTTGGTATGAAAATGATTGCTGTTGGTGACAGCGGTGGATATGTACATCACGAAGAAGGGATTGACATCAATGATATATTAAATCATATTTCTACAGAAGGATCGATCAAAGGATTTTGGGGACCAACATGTGGTTATGCTAAATGCGAAAGCATAAATACAGACGAATTTTATGCTTTGAAAGCAGACGTTATTATACCTGCTGCGTTAGAATCACAAATTACTTCCGAACGCGCTGAAAAGATCGATTGCCAATTGATTGTGGAAGGTGCTAATGGTCCAACAACCCATGAAGCCGATGTTATACTAAAAGAAAAGGGAATTCGCGTGATCCCAGATATTTTAGCCAATTCTGGAGGAGTGTTGGTGAGTTATTACGAATGGTTACAAAACAAGCAATCTATGAAGTGGGAGAAACAAGATGTGTTGGATAAATTGGATTCTAAAATGGGAGATTGTTACAATAAAATCGATGAATTGTCCAAGAAATACAATTGTACAATGCGCGAAGCAAGTTTTGTGTATGCGTTACAAGCATTAGAAAAAATCTATAACAAAACCAAATAATTGTATAAAATTTCTGTATATTAAATAATAAATATATTTAATATAGACATGATTAGTGTTATCGGATTAGGATTTGTGGGTGGTTCCATGAAAAAGAGTTTCGAACTTAAAGGTGAACAAGTAAAAGGGTACGATAAGTTTAAAGACAATACTGATAGTTTTGAAGATTGTTTAAAATCAGATATTGCGTTTTTAGCATTACCTACTATTTTTGATGAAAATAAAATGACTTACGATAAGTCGGCAATTCACGAAGTATGTGGTGATCTTGAAAAACATAAATATAAAGGGTTAGTCGTTATTAAAAGCACTGTAGAACCAACTACAACTGAAGGACTTGCTTCAAAATATTCGTCTTTAAAGTTTATCCATAATCCCGAATTTTTAACCGCCGCAACCGCATTTGAAGATTTCCATAACCAAAAGCATATTGTTTTAGGTAAAAGTAAAAATGTCAAACACAAACAAGTAAATGTATTAGAAGAATTTTACAGAAAAAATTACCCAGATGCGGAAGTTTCTCGTTGTAGTTGTACTGAATCAGAATCAATGAAGTCTTTTGTTAATTGTTTTTATTCTGTAAAAATCCAGTTTTTTAATGAATTATATTTATTGTGCGAGAAAATGGGTTGTGATTATAATAATGTCAAAGATTTGATGTTAAAGAATGGATGGATTAATCCTATGCACACAGATGTTCCTGGTGTAGATGGTATGTTAAGTTATGGTGGTTATTGCTTTCCTAAAGACACAAATGCTTTATTAAATCACATGAAACGTGAAAATGTTACATGTAAAGTATTAGAAGGAACCGTATTGGAACGTAATGAAATGCGTGAAGACAATGTGAATGTAAAATTAAAGAATGAAACTGATTTCGTAGCCGGATTTGATTCTGAAGTACATGTAGAAAGTAATTCTGAAAGTAATATGAAAAACTATATAACACCTACTTTAATTGGGAGTGGAATCATCGGAACACTCTTGTTGCTTTACAAGCGTAAATAGATTATTAATATGTTGAATAATGTCATTAATATTATTCCACTTTAATCCATAATCTGATTGATTATGAATTACAGGTATTTTCATTGATTGACATTCTTGTACACTGTTCGCGTTTCCATCATATTTAGTTAAACGCAACATAACAAAACATTGTTTATATATTTTTGGCATTTCATCATAAGACACATTTAATGTATTGCTTAAAATAAATTCATATTGCGGTAATTGTTTCGTGACTTGTTCATATATATGTTTTCCATATATATGCTCACGCCCTTGTGTTTGTCCATTAAATATCATTATTTTGTTCCCATGTTCATTATTTTGTATAGGTGAAAACAAAGATTGATCAACTAAATTAAATTCAATAAAAATCGAAGGAATATTAAAAAGTTTTAACCGTTTATATATACAATTGCTTATTGCTAGGTGTATGACATTATGGAGTCGTAATACTTCTTCTACCGTAAACTTACAATGATTTTGAAGAGGATTTATATCTTCGCCTCCCCAAATTATATATTTTAAACCATTATGATTTTTTAACACTTTCAAATCTCCATCACTATATAGACCAAAAAATATACAAGGTTCGTTATTATCTTTACAATGAGTAAATTGAAATGTATTCATAAATCGTTCTTTAAACATCTGTAATCCGGAAGAAACGTGACACTGTTTAATATTAGTAAATAAATGATTAGTTGGTATTTGTATTAGTTCAGGTGATGTTTTTATTATTTTACAAATACGTCTACCTTCATATTGTCCATATTTCCAATAATGTTCTAATGCTGATATTGGACTATTGATTTGATTTGATGCCAAATCATTATAATGAATATAAAAACTCCAATCAAAGTCAGGAAATGTTTCATAGAAATGTTTCATGCTAGTATGAGATTGTGTTTTATAATTTGTAACGCCAAACATAACTACTTATAGTGTAGATATGTTTATTTTTAAATATATTACTCTTCAAAGTATTTTATCAATAAACCAATAATTGTATCTTGCTCTTCAGTTGTAATTTCACCGTAACATGGTAAATTAAAGATAGTATCACATATGTTTTCAGTAACATCCAAATTCATACATCTAGATATACCTTGAAAACACTTTTGATAATGGAGAGGAGATGGATAGAAAATTGCTAGATTTACACCATTTTCCTTCATATAGGAAACCACATTATCACGTAACTCTTTATCTTTGACTAGAAGTGAATATTGCGCCCAGGCACTATAATTATGCTCTCTAACAACCGGCAAAGACAATTGTGAAACACCTTTTAATTGTTCAGAATAATAATTAGCGCACTTATTTCTATTTACCAGCGTTTCAGAGTTAAAATATTCTAGTTTTTTTAATAAAATACCAGCATGAAGAGTATCTAGACGTCCATTAATTCCAATATATTCATGATGAAAACGCTTAATGCCGCCATGACTTTTAATAGCGCGTATTTTCATAGCAATATCGTCATCATTAGTAAAACATGCTCCTCCGTCTCCATAACATCCTAAAGGTTTACTGGGGAAAAAACTAGTAGTTCCTACCGTAGTTAAACCACAACTCTTCTTTCCTTTGTAAGTAGCACCAAAACTTTGTGCGCCATCTTCAATTACAAACAAATTATTTTTCTCAGCTATTTCGTTTATTTCATCTACATTAGAAATTTGACCATATAGACTGACACTAATAATGCCCTTAGTCTTATCTGTAATTGCTTCTTGAATCTTTGTATGGTCCAAATTAAAACTATCTGCTTCAACATCAACAAATACTGGAATCGCACCAATGAGTGATATTGTTTCGGCTGTGCTAATCCATGTATGTGCTACTGTTATGATTTCATCACCGGGTTTAACACCTAGTGCTAACATAGATATTGTAAGAGCATCTGTTCCATTGGATACACTTATAGAATGTTTTACATTAACATATTCACTCAATTTATCCTCAAGTTCTTTTATTTCGGGTCCATTGATAAAAATTCCATGATTCAATACATTATGAATTCCTTCATCGATGTCTTTTTTATGCGATTTGTATTCGCGTTTAGGGTCGTACATTTGAATCATACTGCTCATTATAATATATATAAGACATATTATTTATATTATTTATAATAATTGTTTTACTAAATCTATTTCTTCTTTTAGTTCTTCAATTGAAATATTAATCATTGTTCGAGTTTTATTATCTATTTGTAGATCATCTACAACAGAATAGTTGAAATTTTTATATGTTTTGACCGGTATAGAAATAAACATATCTTCCGGAAATTTGTATGAATTCATATTGTATACACCAAATGATATTATTTCATCGTCAGATCCATGAAACCATTTTGTAATATGTTTAATTATACCATTAGCAGCAGACATAGCACTAGACAATTTTCGTTTTTCAATTACACTTGCACCTCTATTTTGTATCATATAAATATCGTCATCGTCTAATTTTATTTCACTATTATAATTCGAAACATCGGGAACCATTGTAGATGAATGGTTTCCCCAAATAATTATATTTTTAATATTTTCATAACGTTGATTATATTTTATTTGTAATAAATATGCTAATCGTTCTTGATCTAAATAAGAATATGATGTAAAATTTTCACTTGGAATATTTGGCGAAAACTTATTTACAATCCAACAATTCGTATTTACTGGATTTGCTACAACTAATACCTTGACATTTGGATTGGCATAATTATTTAAAGCAGTCCCTTGTATTTTAAATATTTCTAAATTTTTTTCAAGTAGATCTTTTCTCTCCATTCCCGGAAGACGGGGAAATCCACCTAATAATATAGCCAGATCTATATCAGAAAAAGCAGTTTTTAAATCACTAGTAATGATTAATGAATTCAAATATTCAAAGTTTGAATCTTCTAATTCCATTTTTACTCCTTCTAGTTTTTCCAGACATGATTCAATATCTAACAAAATTAAATCTATTTTTGTATTAAATATATTACCTGATAGTAACAGCGGGATAAGTGAATACGCAATTTGACCTGCACCTCCAGTTATAAGTATTTTCATTATTATATAGTATACAACTATTATTATTTTGTAAAATTAAATACACTTAAAAGTTTAGGAGAAAATATAATCGTACAATGATATATATAATGTCTTTCTTAGCTCTTATTGGAGGCGGTTACTGGGGTAAAAACCTCATTCGTGAATTTAATAACACTGGTTCCTTACACACAATTTGTGATATAAATGTCGAAGCATTAGAAAAATACAATGAAGAATATCCTCATGTTAAAACAACTACTAGTTGGGATGATGTATTAAATAATGATGAAATAACTGCTGTTTGTATTGCTTTACCTGCTGAAATGCATCATGCTTTCGCAAAAAAATCGTTACTTGCCGGAAAAGATGTTTATGTTGAAAAACCAATTACTTTAGACAGCAATGAAGCCGAAGAATTAGTAAAAATAGCTGCTGAACATAATAAAATTTTAATGGTGGGACATTTGTTACATTACCATCCGGCAATTACTAAAATTAAATCTATGATTTCCGAAGGAAAAATTGGAAAAGTGAAAAGTATTGTTGCTAATAGATTAAGTTTAGGCATTTTTAGAAAGCATGAAAATGTTTTATGGTCATTTGCTCCGCATGACATATCAGTTATTTTAAGTTTAGTTGGTTCTATGCCCGAATCGGTTATATGTCACGGTAAAGATCATATTAATGAAGGTATTCATGATATTACGAATTCAATATTAAAGTTTAAAGACGCATACGTAAATATCAATGTAAATTGGTTAAATCCGTACAAGGAACAGAGAATGTCGATTATTGGTGAAAAGGGTATGATCATTTTTGATGATGTTTCAAAAGAAAATAAAGTAACTTATATTCCCCAATATATTGAGTATAGTTCTGATATTAACGCATTACCGACTCCTGTCAAAAATAATACTGAAAATATTGAAATTGATTTAAGTAAATCCCCTTTATTGTGTGAATGTGAGCATTTTGTAGAATGTTGTAAAACTCGCTCTACACCTATTACACATGGGGAAGAAGGTGTTAATGTATTGAAAGTGTTAAATGGATTAGATGAAAGTTTAACCAATAATAAAGAAGTGAAAATGGTATCCAAGAAACCAGATTTCTTTGTTCATGAAACCGCATATGTTGATAATGGTGCTATTATTGGCGAAGGAACTAAAATTTGGCATTATAGTCATATTTGTAAAGGAGCAAAAATTGGAAAAAATTGTAACATTGGTCAAAATGTATTTATTGCTGATGGCGCAATTATAGGAAATAACTGTAAAATTCAAAACAATGTAAGTATTTATGCTGGTGTTGAAGCAGAAGATTTTGTATTTTTTGGACCAAGTTGTGTATTAACAAATGATATTAATCCGCGCGGTATGCATAGTAAAGGCGGAGAATATATTAAAACAAAATTAGAAACTGGTGTAACATTAGGTGCTAATTGTACTATTGTTTGTGGAAATACATTAGGAAAACATAGTTTAATTGGAAGTGGCGCTGTTATATGTAAAAATGTTGAACCATATAGTATAATGGTAGGTAATCCTGGTAGAAAAATTGGTACAATCGATGAAGAAGGCAACCGTGTTATAGATTAAAAATAAAATTGTAATAATAATTTTATTTTTTAACTCTTATAGTGTATAATGATTATATTATATTATTATTATCTAAAATTATAACATCATCACATTGAACACCTGAATACAATATATAAATATCAACAATGCCACTATTATCTAATTTAATTTCAAATTTATTATGATTAGCAATTACTTGAGTATCGTTTAATAATAAATTATTAGTTCTTACTTGGTGTTAAATCATTTTTTATATCTTTATGAATATTAAACAATATTGAATTATCTACTTCTTTGATCAAAAAATCGGAAAATGATATTACATTATTTTTATACGGAATTTTTAAACCAACGAATATAGAAATTTTATCATAATTACACGTTTCAAAATAATAATAATATTTATTATCGTCAATAATATACTTATTATCATATCTATGACCACTTTCGTTGATTATTTTTTCATTTTCGTCACATATATGAATTGCTATAGGTAAATACTTAGGTGTAGTTTCAATTGTAACACATAGACAATAAGAACTATTTTTGTTTACATTAATTATTGTAGATAATCCTGGTGTTGAAGATTTCTCATTAATTTTTAATTTAGTTTTATTATCATTATGTTCCAATATTTCCATAAATGATTCTTCTCTAATTGGAATTTCATTTATATTAAAATTTTGGATATTTGTAGATTTAATATACATATCTTTAATATTTCTCCAAATATTAATTGAATTAACATTATTTACTGAAAATACATTACAATTATCTCTTAATACTTCAAATATATTTGAAGTTATTTTTTTTATATTATATGAATCTACACCTTCAAACACTATTTTCGAACCCCAATTCATATTTCCAGTATTTATAATGGTACCTGATTTTTCTGTTCTTTGCATGATAACAAAAGACATATTTCTGCTTAAATCATTCTTATTCGCATCATAACCAATTAATTCATATTTATATAAATTGAATTTATTCAATAAATAAATAGTATTGTTTATTTCAATTAAATCGCTTCCATCGGCTTCGATAAAAGGCGCGCGCAAAAAATTTGATTCTAAATTTACATCTTTCAATAATATTGATTTATTGTTAACAATTGTGTATCCTCCACGATTTGTTTTAATTGTAGAACCTTTAATTCCTCCTTTTCTAAATGATAATCCTATAGATTCTATCCAACTATATTTCATTGGAGCAAAATCTAATTGTGTTGTATCCATTTCAGGATATGTTTCAATAATTGGATCATTCCAAACTCCTTTGTAAATAATAATTTGATTTTTATCATAATCATATCGTATTTGCCACCATAATGAATTACCGGAAAGAATTATCAAATTGTTTCCAGAATCAGTAAATTTATCTATATTATTTTTCATTTTCATGGACCAATATTCACTATGACCACAAATAACAACATTTCTTGTATTTTTGATATTTTCAAAATTTTCTAAATCAACATCGGATATATACTTAATATCAAATTCGCTATTTAAACACCATTTTAAGAATGGTTTACAATAAACGGAAACGTCATCCCCTTTTCTTGCTGATGTTTTAGGTCTATTAAAATTTAATATTCTTGCTCTATCATTAAGATTTCCTAATTGTCTATCCCAATACTTTTTTTTATTATTATATGGTGCGGATTTATATCCATCTTTACCACCAAAATAATTATACACTTCTACTGTATTTGTTTCGTATACTACAACAAAATCTGTTTTTCTTGTCTTTTCCTTTACTAAAAAAGAGACTTTATTATCTATCAAATAAATACCACTTTTATAATTTTCTAATGTATATGTACAGGTTAATTTATAACCTGCTCCATTTTCGACCGGATTTTTATTTGAGATCTTATTAGAAAAAACATCACAAGACATCGTATCAATTTCTTTACCATTAAGATCAGAAATTTTAATTGTGGTTTTTCTTTCTTCTAAATAATTTAAAAACATTTCAATTGTTTCTCCATTTTCAAAAGAGGTTTTATTAACATATCCATCAATTATGGTGTTTGTAGACATTATATAATATATTTATATTTAGTATTATAACAAAATTGTACTAGTGACAATATTAATATTTAGAATGGTGGTAAATTATGTATATCTAAATTATTTCTATTATTAAAAAATAAAAAATAGTATATTGACTATATATATATGAAACTTATAAACGCAAATTTTAGTCGTAATCAAAAGGTTGTTCTAACTAATACATCTGAGTATTTAAGAGTTACCTTAAAACAAACAACAAGTACACCTGGTATTAGGTATAAAACTTTACAAAGTATTAGTAAAAATAAATCTTATATGTTAACAGTAAAATTTAGAGCAGATAATAATACTATATTTCCGTATTTAGTTGGTTCAAATACTTATGTTTCATTGTATAAAAAACAATATTTTACGTCCGAAGAAATTATCGATAATGGCGACAATACTAAAACATTAAATATTGTGTTTACAGCACCCAATGACGATTCTTTAGTAAAATT